CGAGGGTCTGAGTTGAGTCGGCGGTGAGGACGGTGCCGTCTGCTCCCACCGTGAGGTCGTCCACGGCTGACCCGTTGGATGTGATGATGGCGCCCTTGCTGCCACTAATTACAGTGTTAGGGACACCGCCTCCATTGACGAAGGCATTGGCCTCATCAAAGTCACGAGCTGAGACACCGTGCCGGAAGACGGCACCAGCAGAGTGAGCAACGCCAGATGTGCCGTCCACCCCACGAGTCACCGTCAGGGTGGTGCCTGACACGTTCGTGACTTCTACGACCTCCTCAGAGGCTGTGTCAGGGTCAAGGATGGCCGTCCACGGAGTGGACGCGGGATACCCTGACAGGGCAGTCACTGTCAGCGACGTATCGGAATTGGACGCGGAAGCAGACAGCGTAGCCGCTACCGCCGTAGACGAGTAATACCTGCGAGCCATCTATCCTACTTCCGGTAGTGAATGGGCGTGTTGCGCTGATCCCTGAAACGAGCAAGCTCTTCAGCCAGGCGCTGCTGGTACAGGGCATAGATCGTGCGAGCCACCGTGGAGGCAGAGCCGATCTGCCGGCGCTCATCAAAGAACCCTGCCTGGACCGAAGACGGATCCAGCAGGGAGATGTCAACTGAGGACACAAGTCGTGCAGCAGTACCGAGAGCGACGACATCCCGGCACGACGCAGGCAAACCCGCTGTAGTCTCCAGAGTATCCGCTGCTGCTGACAGCGCAGTCGGATCCTTCAGGTACTGAACCTGCACAGTTCTGCCAGGAACAATTGAATCCCACAGGTCAATCGTCTTTCCGCTCGTGAACACCGAGGTGTTCGCATTGGAGTCAAACCTCCACCGCTTCACTGGCTCCCAGATACGGCTAGGACCGACGATCTGCCAGGTGACCTGCTGCACTGCGTAGGTGCTGGAAGGCAGCTCGTAGGTGGTGCGTGCTGCCACGAAGGTGAAGGTGTCCACCCCTGTGGCCTTCAGTTCCACGCCGATTGAGGCGATGGTGTCGTTGATGGCACGCTTGACGAAGTGCCGGGGGAACAGGGGATTGAACGTGACCCTGGTGTTGTCAGCGTGAGAGGCGGCAGTAGACCCGTCTACTCCACGGCCCCAGGGCTGCAATGCCACGGAGTTGTTCGTGATGGCATCGATGTAGACCAGTTCGTCGTCAATCTCAGCCCTGCCCATGCCCAGCCTGCCTCCGTTGTCCACGGAGAACGTGGTGCTGGAGGAGTCCAGGGATCCATCCAGGGATGTGACGGATTCCTGGGATCGCACATAGCCTCGGAGCATGGACAGCGTGTCGTCCACGAGTTCATTGAAGGTCGTCACACATACTCCTCGGTTACGGTGTAGCCCTCGGAAATCAGCTCGGCCTTGAGGTCGTCATCCACGATGTGGTCTCGCCCACCGGCCAGGTAGATGTCAGCATTGAGGGTTCTCTCCAGGTCAGGGTGAGACACCTCAGACCATGTGCCAGATTCCTTGAGCAGGCTGACACCCTCGTAACGCTTCTGGAATCTCCACCCCAAGGTGATGGTGGGAGGACGGAAGATCCAGCCCTTACGGGTGACCCTGGGGTCACCGAAGTCGTTGCTGGGGTCAATAGGCCCAGGGATGATGAAGACGGTGGCGAGAGTGTCTGCATCACCGAACTCGGCAGTAGAGGCCACCCCGTCTGGGTACATGGCAAACGAGATCCTGGGCTCACCCGCTGCACCCGTAGCGGCATCAATGCCATCAGGGTTCATGGAGATGAATGCCTCAGCTGTACCCACGACTGCCTGCGAAGGGATGCCCTGCGTGGGACGGACCCGCACATTGAGCTGTGCCGTACCTAGGCCGCCCGTAGAGGTGATTGAGGAGACAGCAATAGACGTACGAGTGGCAGGAGTGCCCACGGCACCCGTGCCTGCGTCAATCCCACTGACAGCAATGCTGCTTTGCGTCTTTGCCGTACCCAGGTCACCCGCAGGAGCGATGCCGTCAGGGGCCATGGAGCCGACACCGTCAGTGCCACCCAGGGCAATGACGGGTGACTCTGTGATGTCCGTAATCTGGACAGTCACAAGGACTCCTTACAGGCTGAAGATCTTGTTGGAACCTGAATCCCAGACGACCGTGATGTCGCCACCGGCAGGCACAATTGGCACGCCCGTGCCGGTATCAATCCAGGCGATGACGCGCTGGCTCGAGGACGCAACGTCAGAGCCACCGCCCACAGCCGAGGACTGGAAGATCAGAAGCGAATGCTGCGAGGCATTCGTGCTGGGGGTTGTGAAGGTGACATCGTCAGCGTCAAAGACGCCGTTGGTCACATCCTTGCTGGACAAGCCAGACGATGTCGCGTGCAGGGTTGCACCGGCACCCGTCACATCCGAGACGAACTCGTGAGACGAGCTGTAGGTGTAGCCACGGACCAGGGCAACCTTGATGACAGCGGTATCCAGGTCGATACTGCCGTCAAGGAAACCTTCCTTGGCCTTAGGGAAGACTGCGTTCGCCACCTATATCTCCTTAACTAGCAATCTGAGCCGCTGCTGCGGCGGGGCCAAGGCCCGTGGTTCCTGCCAGGGCATTGAGGCAGGCGGTGATACCAAGACCCGAGGTGGAGTTCTTGGCGTTCAGGGCACCCTGAAGGTGCAGGCCGCTGGTCTCAGCCCAGGCATTGGCTGCACCAGCGGTGTCTAGGAAAGCATCAGGGGAGGGGTAGGTCTCTCCACCATTAGCCAGGCGATTCAACTCAGCGGTCAGGCTCCGCATCAGAAACTCACAATCTGATCTGTCTTGGGCGAGTAGTGAGAACCATTGGAGAAAGTCTGGTCTGTCGCGTCGTAAGCGGCCCCGGCTCGCTCACTCAGTTCCATGGCCTGTCGAATTGCGCCTGTCGTGGTCCCTGCCGGCTGGACGCCGGCTGCTCTAGCCTCCCGGTACAGGGCTAGTTCCCGGTTGTTCTTCTTCTCCGCAGTGGCATCCAACCCAGCAGCACTCTTCGCAAACAGAACGCGCAGGCCAGCAGCCCTTGCACATTCCCCCCATGTTTTGTGGTCTTGGGTCAAACAACTGCTCCTGCAAGCCATTCCGGTCCTTCCGTGCAAGCCCAGCAGGGGCCACCCCGTTATATGAGTGACCCCTACTGGAGCGTGTGTTATGCAGCGTTGATCGAGCTGGACGACTCGATGCGGTAGAGCGCGGCCTCGCGGTAGCGAGCCCAGCCCAAAACCCCATACCCATGTTGTTACTCCCGCCTTCAAGGCGGGGGCCAGACGATTTCTCTCTGGCTCTCACACTTTTCCATCGTGTGAGATCGGACTGTATCTTCACCCGTTCTGGGTGCTTCGCGTGCAGTCTCTACGGACTCTCTGCTTGCGCAGGTTGCCTCGGTATTCCCCGTACTTACTGGAGGGGTTCACCGATACAGCGAAGGAAGAACTCAGATGTTCCCATCTGAGGGGGCAGTAATAGCACCGCAGTGCAATGGATACCCAATGGGGCGTGCGCGCATGAGCTTGTCCGTAACCGGACCAATCACGGTGTGCGGCTCTTCAGCCACAGCCTCAGCAAGCGCCTGCTTGCCGGTGAGGATCGTGCGGAACGCACGAGCCGAGGAAGCGCCGTCAGTAGCGTTGTACATACGCGGCGTCTCAATGAAGTACGCACCCTCGAACGTGCCGATGAAGCCCGGCCAGAAGTTCTCCGAAGCGTCGTACTTGTGCAGATCCTGGAACCCGCCCGTGCCGGTCTCGGCACGAAGATCGTGCGAAACCTCAGGGTGGATGTAGCAGGCGTACAGGCTGCCCATACGGGGCACAGCCAGACCAGCACGGAGCTTGGCGACAGCCTTGCGGATGTCGGCAGTCGTGATGGTGTCCTCAGCCGCGATCTCGTCGGTGTCCGTCGGATCGGTGCTGCCGCCCGTGGCGTACAGGACGTTGCTGCCACCGCGCAGGGTGGTCATGGCAACCGCATCAAGCGAGTCAGCCATGTTGTAGGCCAGGATGTCAGCGGCAGCCGGATCAACGTCCGACAGGCTGAACAGGCCCAGCTTACGGGTGAGCAGGGCAGCGTTGCCGTACTCATTGAGGGTGACGGAGACCGTCGAGGTGTTGCTCAGCGCAACAGCATCGGGATCAACGTTCTCAGTCAGAGTGCTGGTTGCCGTCGCCAGATTGGAGTAGATCTGGAAGACGACGGACGAACCAGGCATGGCCTGCTGCACAGGACGCTTATCAGCAATGTCACGGATGAGCGGCTGTGAACGCAGGGCCATCTCAACGTAGCGGTCATACGCAGTCTGGACGAGATTCGTCAGACCAGTCTGATTGCTGATGGTAGAAGTACCCGTGTAGGTATTCGCCATTGTTGAGAGTCACCACCTTTCACATGGTTAGAACGTAAATGGACTAGATCGTTGGCAGATCGGAAGAGCGTCGTGTAGGGAAAGAGTGTAGATCTCGGTG